TTATTCCGTTGTTTTTGTGGCATTTGTGGCAAATTTTGTGGTATTTTCATCTGTTTTTAGTGTGAAAAAAGCATCTACTTTAGATTGATTTTGTTGTCGTAAATTAGAACTCAGATGACTATAATATTTTAATGTTGTATTAATATCATCATGACCAAGCCTGTCAGCTACATAAATAATATCCATACCAGCCTCTACACATAGACCTGTGTGCGTGTGTCGAAGCTTGTGTAATGTTACTGTTTCAGAATTAATTGTAGTACATATTTTCTTCAGTGCTTTGTTACATGAAGCGTTGTCAACAGGTTTATTGTGATAAGTAATGAATAACAACATCACCGGATTTTCAATTGCATGCTCTTTCATATAATCAGCATGCCAAGCAAGGTAAGACTGTAAATATTGAACAGTTGAATTATCAATATAGATTACTCGTGACTTTTTTGTTTTAGTGTCCGTAAACGTGTTAGTGTATTTATAATCCCATGCCTTATTCACTGATATAGAACGTTTAGTAAAATTAATATCTTTTTTTGTCAGTGCAATAATTTCTTCAAATCGCATTCCTGTTTGAACTGCTAAAAAAATAACTGCTCTTGATATAGAATGAAGTTTTGCAAGCTCTTCTAATAATAGATGTACTTTATCTGTTTCTAAATATTGCGCTTTTGTTTTTGCTATATCATGACCGCTTATGTGAGCGCCCAGAGCAGGGTTTTTTTTCATGTAACCTAAATGGACGGCTTTATTGAAAATCGCTCTAATTTTGCGGTGTCTGGTATCTATAGTAGCGACAGCGTAATCTAATGCTAAATGATTAATAAATTGCTGATATTGAACAGCGTCAATTGAATTTAACTTTATTTTTTCGTCGAAATAATTAACGAACTGATTATAAGCTAAGTCATACAAGTTAATTGTTGATTGACTACTTTTATTTTCTTTGAAAGTTTTCATAAATAGCGAATAGAATTCTTTGAAATTCCATTCTTTTAGTGAATTACTATCATGTTCAACTTGTTTTAATAATTTTGATGCTTTGTACATCAAATTTGTTTCACTTGTATCTGTCAAACGTTTTTCTTTCCACTCTCCATCAACTTTAATACGCAAACGAACAGTATATTTACCATTTTTCATTTTTTTTATTTTCATTAATACTATCACCTCTCTGATTTAGAACGTATGTTCTTTTGAAGGGTACAGCAAATTATGTTAAAATGAATTTGCATACTCCTATGTGTGTATTTAAAACGCTTATTCCTGTGCGGGGAGGGCGTTTTTTGTTATTTATTCTTTATTTCATATTTCGCTGTCTTGTATGTGATTATTTTCCCGGTTTCTTTATCATTATCAAATTGGGCTACTTTTACTTCGTGTTCTCCTGTTTCATACTCACTTGTTGTTAAATCTAATGAAGTTTGTGTGTCCGCAAGTTGTTCTTTAGTATTAAGAACATCATCAATATAAACATATGTTAATTTAGAACCATCAAATTCCCATGCTTCGAATCCGATAGATGGCGTCAATAAGTCATCTTCTTTATACATAAATGGAATATTTCCATCTTCAGATGATCCCGATTCTGTTTTCAGAATAATCTCTCCTTGACCTAATTCTTTGTCTGGAAATTCGACACTTGTTTTCTTTTCAACCTTTTTTACATCTTCTTTTTTAGAATCACTTGTCTCGTTTTCAGAGTTACTACTCCCACATGCTGATAGACCAAAACTAAAAATAAGTAATAAACTCGCTAACAAAAATAATTTTTTCATCTCAATTCTCCCTTTATCAATTTTTTATATAAACACATTTGTGCAAATATCTAACAAGCAATAATCTGTATACTACTTCTAAAAATGATAACATATCCGTTACACTCAACAGTGTTACCGTATTTACCTTTATAATATTCTATAGAATGTTTTAAAAAATCTTCTGTCACTTCTAAAAAATCTGCGACTTCGTAGTAATCAGTGAATCCTTCATAATAAGCATCTATGATTTTACGCAAAGGGACAAGCGCTTCATAACCCCAACTCCTTGCAAGCTTTTCCTGTTTTCTATTATTAACTGTATTTTGATTAATAATATTTCCAACTGTTAATTTATGATGTCCAATTTCCTCCGCTAAAGTGCAACGCATTTCAACATCATTTTGTTGAGGATTTACGAATATTCTACTATTATAATATAATCCTTTGTGAACTTCCTGCATATTTTTGTCTTCAATGATAGTTAGTTCAGGATATCGCTCTCTGTATTTATCTAACCACATAAATCCATCTCATTTCTTATTTATATTTTTGTTGAATGAAATCAATATACTCAAGAATTTTTTTCATATCTTCTTCTGTTGCCGCGGGATCAATGTGAGCGGCTAGTGTTGTCGCTTCCGGAGGGATGTCGGAGTCAATTTGCGGATTGTCGGTTCTTCCTAATAAGTAGTCAATTGATACATTGAAATAGTCGGCTACTTTTTGAAGTTTGTCTAAAGCTGGTTTTTGAGTTTTCCACCTGTATATAGAGTTTTCACCCATTTCTAATTCGCTAGTCAATTGTGAAATTGTTATTCCTTTCTTAGCAGAAAGTTTTTTTATTCGTTCAAACGTAGTCATATCAATACCTCACAGCATTATTGAATACAAACTACCAAAAAAGGTTGTAAAAATACTTTACAACTACCATAAGTGGTGGTAAGATATATTCATAAGCTAATTATTTAGCTAAACAAGACAACAAATAACCCCATAAAAATACTCGTTCCCCAACGATTAATGGCTTTTGATAGGCTTATTTAGCTATGGGTATATACTATCACTATTGGTTGTTTTTGTCAACATCATGCTAAATAATTAGCTAATAAGATAGAAAGGAGTGATGGAGAGGTGAACAAAAGATATTTAAAAAGAAAAAAAACCAACATTCAACAAATTGAAGTCGGTCTTTACAAAAATTATGAAATTAAAGCTAAGTATGGAGCACCGGAAATTGACCTAATCAAAGTTAAAAGAATTGTCATAGTCTTCTAAAATAATTTAACGCCTCATCTAAATCCTCTTGGAAGCCAGGAGTACCAATATTAGAAAAATAATCCCTGATTTCATCTTCGCTTTTGCTTTCTGTTGGGAAATTACCATCTAGTTGAACATCATGAGCTAGATCGCCTAAAGGACTATTTTCGCTAAGGTAATAAGTTATTAAAAAATCATAAAAAGTCATCTGCAATCACCTCCAATCAAAAATAATTATATCACGTGAAAACCAAAACAAGAAAGGAGCAAAAACATGTCAGTAGAACATCAGCGTTTCGCTGTTGCGGTATACGCAAAGTTAAAAGCTATAAATATGAAACAATCTGATTTAGCAAAAATGCTAGGAATTAGCAATCCTTATTTATCAGACATCATAAACGGCAAAAGAGACGCATCGAAAGTTAGAAAAGAAATTGCGGAAATTTTAGAAATAGATGTTGATTAAAATAGAAAGGAGAATAAGAAAATGGGTCGTCCTGTGAAAAATAAAAACAGGCATGTGAATTTCCTGTACGGAGTTTGGACGTTAGAAGATTTTGCGCAAGCTAGTCCACGAAGTTACGGGTGGTGGTTAGATAACATTAAAGACTTTCCAGAGCTTGCAGAATTTAGTAACTGGGCTACAAAGAATCAACGTGAAGCGTGGGCATTCGATGCAGTAAAAGCAAATGATTGGCTGATTAAAAAATTTGTATATAAGGAGGTCTGAAAATGATTGATGAAGTCGAAATACTACTTGCCAAAATACGAAAATACGACCCAAATTACGTTCCGAAATCGGTTGGAAAATATTTGCTAGTTGAACTTCAATCAAGGCATTTAGATCATCAAATTAAATATAAGAAAAGACCTAAGTACAAGCATAGGTTCGCGAATTCGATTGAGCGGCATTGGTAAAAGAAAAACCCACAGCTATAAATAGTAAGTTAGAGCTTACTAAAACTGTGAGTTACGAAATAATATTTGTATTAATTATAACATAGAAACGGAGAAATGAGAATGAAGAAATTCATAAGTGAGCATGAAAATAAAATATTACTTTTTCTGTTTTGTTTCCAAATCGGAGCATTACTGTCAGTCACATATATTGTAGCGGAGTGGATTAAAATATTCTTGAAATGAGGTTTTTGAATGAAGTTATTACGATTTTTTGGGCTAATAAGTATTGATGAAAACGGAAATGAATATATTGAAAAATCAGATAGATACACATTGGTTTGTTTAGCTTTGACTGTATTAATCGCACTTGTTGTAGGAATCGGTGGATTGATACTAAATGGCTAAATTAATAATGATTGTTGCTTTGATACTTCTATTAATGCTGCTTGCAAGGAGTGATAGAGAATGAATGTAGAAAATCCGCTGGTAGTAGACGATTTGTGGGACGATGGATTTCGACACTGAGGAATGAGGCGAAGACATGAAAACAATCGCAAATGAGTATAAAGAATACATTAACGAGCACATTTTAGAGCAAGCGGAAAATGACCAATTCGGAATTCAACAAACTATTTATAAATTTGATAACGATTATGGCGCTAGTGTAATCAAGGAATATATGGGTCCTGGCGTAGAACTTGCGGTTATTCAATTTATAAATGACAAAAATTGGGAGCTGGAATACAGCACATCTGTAACAAACGATGTTCTTAGAAATTTAACACATGAACAACTGATTGAAAAGCTAGAAGAGATTAAGAATTTATGAGTTATGAAGGAGGTGCAAGCGTGACATTAACAACGGAAACAATTAATAATTTAATCGGAATAAAAGAATCATATCAAGCATCTGATGCGCTAATGAAAATTTTGTTTGATAGAGAAAAACGAGAAGAGATATTTAAACAGTTTTTACAACATGATACGCATTTAGAAAAAGATTGGTTTCACGTCTATTTTGAAGAAGAGCATGCGAATAAAAAGAAATATGCACAAGATTTTACACCAACTGAATTAAGTAGTGTTGCATCGCAATTAGTAAGAGGATTAACAGACAGTCAGGGAGGAACAAGACTAGATGTTGCCGCTGGTACGGGTAGTTTAACGATTTGCAAATGGTATGAAGATTGCCTAAAATATTCGCCGTTTGATTATCTACCATCTATGTATTTGTATCAATGTGAAGAATTATCAGATCGTGCGTTACCTTTCCTTCTTTTCAATTTATTAATTAGAGGAATGAACGCAACAGTTATTCACGGTGATGCGCTAACAAGAGAAGCGAAACAAGTGTATTTCATTCAAAACGATAAAGACGATTTATTAAATTTTAGTTCTTTCAACATCATGATCCACAGTGAAACAGTAGAGAAGGAATTTAATATTCATAAATGGCTAGAACCAGTTATCGAACATATAGAAAGCCCTCTTTCAGTAGCTGATAGATATTTAAATGAGTTAGAAATAGAGGACGAAGAAGCATCACAATTGAAACTTTTTTAGGAGGGAGAACATGGCTAAGAAGCAAAAAGAAATACTATTTTGTGACTACTTTGAAGAGTGGGTCGAAGTGTATAAAGTGGGAGCAATTGCAAAAATAACACTAGCTAAATACTATAATGCAGCAAAACAACTTCGAGATTTATGCCCAAAACTTTTTATCTCAGATTTTGACAGACGAGAATATCAACGAATTATTAATGTTTATGCTGAAACACATGAGAAACAGACCGTAAAAGACTTTCATCATCATGTGAAAGCGTGCATTAAAGATTTGTTTCACGATGGATTAATAGATAAAGACCCAACGTATCGAGTGGTTATCAAAGGCGCAGAACCGACACGAGCGAAAAAACGGAAATTCTTACAGAAAGAGGAGTTATCGAAGTTATTACAATCACTCGATATGAGCCAAATTGGATTTGGATGGTTCGTAATGCTCGCAGCTAAGACCGGAATGCGCTATGCAGAAGCTTTAGCTATCACTCCAGCGGATTTTGATTGGACAGCACAGACTATATCTATCAACAAAACATGGGATTACAAATATAACAAGGGATTTGCTAAAACGAAAACATTATCGTCAGTAAGGACCATTAAAATTGATTGGCAGATTGTCGGACAGTTCAAACCGCTTATAAAAGATTTTCCAGAAGACGAACCCATTTTCGTTGAAAAATTTGGAGACGGCACTTACAAACGTCAATTCAATTCAACCATCAACAATTTTTTAGCTGTTAAATGCAATGAAACAGGCATTACACAGATTAGCTTTCACGCATTACGGCATACGCATGCAAGTGTATTGTTGGCAGAAGGTGTTTCGATTCATACGATTTCAGCACGATTAGGACATGCTGACGTAGGTGTCACACAAGAAACTTATGCGCATGTGTTAGACGAATTACAAAAGAAAGATGATCAAAAAATGTTATCTGTTTTGATGCAGATTGCTTAGTGAGGTGATTAGATGCGAAAAAATTGGACGGATGAGGAAATCAGAGTTTTACAGAATAATTACGAATACGTAGACACTGAAATAATAGCTAATTTTTTAAATCGCTCTTATCATTCAATAAAAAACAAAGCGGTGCGACTTGGAATCAGTAAAAACTCGGTGTGGACAGAAGATGAGGATATTTATTTAGAGTATTTTGTTTATGAAAACGACGACAATATTAGCAAAGCTGCCGAATTTTTAGGACGTACAAAAGATGCAGTTATAAACAGACTAGCGAAGTTAAGAAAAAGAGATTCTTCAGTTTCTTTTATTAGGCGTCCGTGGACCAAAAAAGAAGATGAGATACTAAAAAATAATTATATTATTATGTCGAATGACCAATTAGCTGAACGATTAAGAAGAACAAAAGCCTCTGTAGCGGCAAGAAAGGTACTGTTAGGACTGACAAACAAACACATGTCTAAAAAAGATGACAAAATGATTCGTCATCTTGGAAATCAAGGGTACACAATCAAAGAGATTTCAGCAGAAATGAATTTGCCTTATTGTTTAATTAAAAACTATATAAGAAATCACAGAATCAATTATAGAAGGGAATCAAAAAACGAGATGAACGGTTGGCGAAAAGAAGCAGATGCGACATATTCGCATTATATTAACTCTAAAAAAATCAAGGAGGAACAAGCATGAATTTCAAAGTAGGAGATAAAGTTACTTGGATTAAAGATAAAAATGTTATTGGGAAGGTAGTTAGCATTAACGATTTTAGACCACCAGAAATGGAGTGCGCGGTTGATTTTGGATTTAGCGATTTGGTGTTTTGCAGTAGAGAGGAATTGATTTTAGACGAAAGCGCGACAAAACAAGAATCTGTTATCTGTACAATGTGCAAACAAGAAATTGAAGAAGGCTCATATTTATTAAAAGTACGTGAAGATTTATTCTGTGGAAATTGTTATGAAGAGCAACCGGTAGTATTTTATTATCGACTAAATGGTGATGACGGCTGGATGGACGATTCGGAAGCTAAAGAATACAGACTTGAGGATTACTTGGAGGAAGTGGAGGGTGAAGACAATGAGTAAAAACTTGTATGCAATCAAGCAAGATGGCTTGTACAAACATTTTCCACACAGTTGGTATGATGCTAATCTGTCTAAAGATTGCTTATTTGTAAACCGAGAAACAGCAGAAAATAACTGTGCTTTAAATGGTTCTGACGAAATAGTAGAAATCAGTTTAGTAGAAGTGGAGGCTGAAGCATGAGCAAATACTTCGAATACACACGAGAAGAAAACGAATATTATGCGCTAATTAAAGCAGAAAGCAAAAAACAAGCTGATTTTGTATACTGGCGTGATGTTGTTAAGCACGAAGACGAATTTGCAAAAACTGGACTAATGATTGAATTCAATTCCGTTGAAGTAACAGAGCAAAAAGCACTGAAACTCTTCATGTCATCCTTGCAAGAATATGAAACCGAGGAAGAAATAAAACAAGGGTTTTATGAAACTGCCAATGAAACGATTTTACTAATTGATGCTGATTTAATTTGAGATAGGAGGGTGAGGCATGAGTGACATTAAATTCAAAGGAAAGCGCAAAGACAACGGCAAATGGGCGCACGGATACTTTGTCATGGATGACTGTGATTGTGCATATATTATAACCGTTGAGAATGATGGATATAGCGCTATTCCGGTAATCAAGACGTGTTATGAAGTTGATGCGGAAACTGTTAGCGAGGTGGCGGAATGAGCAAAACAAACGACACGAGAAGAGTGGAAGAAGCGCTTTGGAAAGCTCATGCAAAGCAAGGGGTTTTCGGTGCATTTGAAGTAACGATTGGTTGGTTCGGCAAAGAAATAGTGGACTTTATAGCATACAAAACGACTGGTGAGTTTCTCTGCTATGAAATCAAAGTAAGCCTTTCAGACTTTAAAAGTAAAGCAAGCTTATCGTTTCACGGAGATTTTAACTACTATGTTATTCCAGAGCATCTGCTTGAAGTTTTGAGAGATCACACAGCAAAATCCTTTAACAGTTTAAACTTCAAGTTATTTGACACTCGTTTGAAAAATAGCGGTATTGGTCTTATTACAGTTACAGAAAAAGGCGAATTGAATTACATTGTTAAAGCGAAAAGAAAACATGTAAATATGGGGACTAAAGCAACCTTATTGGAAAGCATGACACGCTCACTTAACAGAGAAGTGAAGAAGTTCTACGAAAAAAGTCCGTACTGGATAACGGAAGAGGTGGCAGAATGAACGAGGAATGGTTTGAATTTGTGGGATACAGAGAGTCTCAAACGAAATTCGTAAACATAGACAATCAATTAAATGAGCTTTCCAAAACGCACGAGATTATCGAAGTGCATTTCAGCACATACTCCTCTTCTGATTGGAACTATCTATCTGGAGGAACCGCTACAGCACTTGTGAGAGCAAGAAAGAGAGAGGTGTCGGAATAATGTGTGAGTATTGCAAGAATGACTCTATGATGAATAATGAGCCTTTACTAAGTTTTGATGAAGAGTATAAAGAACCTGGTGTTGTTAGACTAGATAGCACTGGCAACTTAGGAGTTTTCAGCTACTACGGTTTAACAGCTAGGAATATCAATTACTGTCCAATGTGCGGAAGGAGTTTGGAATAATGACTAAATTAGTAAGATGTGGCGTATGTGAAGAAGCTTTTAGTGAATATGATGACATAATTAACGTAGATCCCCATGGATGGTTTCACGAGAGATGTGTAGAACTTGTTCCAATACGTTATGCTGTTTGGGCTAAATCCAGATATTACGATGTAGATGGCTTTCTCGGAACTTGCGATGAAGATGATAAAAATTTTGCAAGCTATGTTTTTGAAGAATGAACAGAAAAAGTATTTTAACTTATCATTTTAAAAATGGAAGTTCAATAGCAACAACAATTGAAACGGACAGTTTAGGAATTTACAGACATAAACACACAGAAAATATAGTAAGAGCCGAATTCAATTATTTTGATGAAAGTTCTAGACAAATATTCGTGGCTGATTTATCTGAAATATTGTATATCACTTCTGAGCGGTGTCATGACAAACTACCATATCACACTTTCCGCTTTTGAAAATAGCGTAAAACGTAAGCTAATTGATTTCACAAAATATGATGTGTCATCTGAAGATTTAAAAACATCTATTTTAAAAAGGCTAGGTAACATATGTTCTGTAAATCGTGTGAATAAACACAAATATAAAGTGAAACAAATTATTAAATGTTCAAAGTCAATTGACGAAATGATTGAGCGTATAAATGATGAAACAGATTTTAGTATTGTTGCAGAGGAGGTTGAAAAACAATGACCGAACAAATAATCATCAACGAAGCAAACAGTTTACTTCACAGGAAAAGCAAAGAGCTAAGTAAATCCATTATTAAAACACCACGCGATCTCGAACGTTTCGCGATTGGGCTGGATAAATTATCACAAGAAATGTGGGACTATAAAAATGAATTGGAGGCGATTAAATGAGTATCCGGCCGGGCGATAAAGTAGAAGTGCAGGATAGGGCAGGGGTAGCTGAATTATGTGTAGACGGAGAGCAGTTTCATGTTCTGATTAACAACAATGGTCTGCTTACTGTTGAAGATGAAGACGGATTTTCATCCTTTAACATACCAACAACTCAAGTCAAGAAAATGAAAGAAAATAGGAATAGTCAATTAGTAAATGAGCTATATGAACAATCAGACTCAGTAAGTTTTAGTATATATAATGCAGATACAGATAAAGCTAAGATGTTTGTATCTAATGTAAATAAGCCACAATTTGACGAAAGAAACAATGTGAAGTGGTATTCTGCATCAAAAGGCAAAATAACAGCAACAGCATTTTTGAAAGGAGATGATTAATATGACAACACTTTATTCCATTCAAGAAAAGTATCAACAGTTATTAAATTTAGCTGAGCAATTAGATCCGGAGGCATTAAAAGATACCCTTGAAAGCATTGAAGATGAATTAGAAACAAAAGCAGAAAATGTTGCGTTTGTCATTAAAGAATTAGAAGGGCAATCACTTATTTTAGATGTAGAAATTAAACGTTTATCAGAACGAAAAAACACGATTAACAATAATGTGAAGCGACTGAAACAATCACTACATGATGCTATGCTAGTTGCTAATAAGCAAAAAATAAAAACGAATTTATTTACATTAGATATTCGGAAAAACCCTCACAGTGTGTTTGTAGAAGATGAGAGTAAGCTAATTAATTATTTAGTTGAGCAACCTAAAAAGCTGGATAAAACTAAGTTAAAAGATGACTTAAAAAAAGGCATTGATGTGCCGGGAGCTGTTTTGGTTCAAACAGAAAGACTACAAATAAAATAAGGAGGGATTTCATTGGAATTTATTCAATCAGAAAAAATGAAAAGGTCGGAGTATTTTAATATTATGATTTATGCAAAACCGGGAGCAGGGAAAACAACGACGATTAAGTATTTAGAAGGAAAAACATTAATGTTGGATTGTGATGGTACGTCGAAAGTATTAAGTGGATTACCTAATATCACGATTGCGACATTAGATCCTCGAAATCCCGTACAAGATATGGCTGATTTTTATGGATATGCGAAGGCACATGCAGAGGAATATGACAATGTAGTAATTGATAATTTAAGCCATTATCAAAAATTATGGTTAATGTTTAATGGGAGAAATACAAAATCAGGTCAACCAGAACTACAACACTATGGAATATTTGACACACATTTAATAGATTTGATTTCCGTGTTTAATAATTTACCAAACACAAATATAGTATATACAGCTTGGGAAAACACGCGTCAAATACAGATGGAAAGTGGGCAACTGTATAATCAATTTTTGCCTGACATTAGAGAAAAGGTAGTTAATCACGTTATGGGAATTGTTCCTATAGTCGCAAGATTAATAAGAAATCCTGAAACAGGTCAGAGGGGTTTCTTACTCACAGAAAACAATGGTAATTTTGCAAAAAATCAGCTAGATAATAGAGAGTTTGCCTTGCAAGAAGACCTATTCCAAATAGGTGATGTTGATGTTAAAGCTTAGAGAATATCAACAAGAAATTATAAATGATGTAAAGGGGGCTTTTTTACAGGGATATAACAGACCGTGCGTTGTTGCTCCCTGTGGCTAGGCGCTGGTAAATCAGTTATTTTATCAGAAATAATTCGCATGACAACGCGCAATAAAAATAATGTTCTTTTCCTAGTTCACAGAAAAGAATTGATTGACCAAATCAGAAATACACTCACTATGAATGATGTTGACATGAAATTCGTCAATTTGGGGATGGTTCAAACTGTTGTTAGACGTTTAGAAAAAACTTCCGAGCCAGCTTTAATCATTATTGATGAAAGTCATCATGTGCTAGCAAACAGTTATAAAAAAATAATCAATCACTTTTCTAATGCTAAAGTGGTCGGATTTACAGCAACACCAGTGAGAATAAATGGGGGTGGTTTAGGAGATATAAACGATATGTTAATCGAAAAGGTTAATGTGAAATGGTTAATTGAAAATCAATTCTTAGCACCTTACAAATATTTTGCTCCCGAAATCGTTCAAACAGAAACATTAGATATCAAACGAACTGGTGAATTTGACATGACAGGACTTGATGATCAATTCAATAAAAGAATGATTTGGGGCGATGTCATCAAACATTATCAAAAGTTAGCAAACGGAGAACAAGCAATACTTTATGCCTCTTCTCTTTATCAAAGCGAAAAAATGGCAATGAGTTTTGAATCAGTAGGCATTACATCCGCACATATTGACGGGAAAACACCTAAATCCATTCGTGATGACATTATACAACGATTTCGAGAAGGCGAAATAAAGGTGCTTTGCAACTTAGATTTAATTGGTGAAGGATTCGATGTTCCAGACTGTTCTACTGTGATTATGCTAAGACCAACTCAATCTCTATCCCTGTATATTCAGCAATCAATGCGAGGTATGCGATACCGAACTGGTAAAACAGCTATTATTATTGACCACGTTGGAAATGTCAATCGCTTTGGTTTGCCAGACATGGAACGAAAATGGTCCTTAGAAGCGAAAAAAGGAAGTAACAGCAACAAAGCAGAAGCACCTGTAAAAATTTGCCCTGACTGTTTTATGACAGTTTTATCTACTAATATAAAATGCTCGCATTGTGGACATGAATTCAAAGTAGAAGTAAAACCAATGCAAGTTGATGAGGCAGCAGAGCTACAAGAAATAACAGAAGCAGTTTTTAAAGTGAATTATAGTAGTCCAAGCGAATGTACGAACATGAAAGAATTATATGAATATGCAAAAGAACACAATTATAAAAGAGGATGGGCATTCCATCAAGGAAAAGCAAGAGGATTTATCAAATAAAAACGAAAGAAGGAATTTAAAAATGTTTAAAGTAGATCATAATGATGTTTTCACAAATGGAGTAGAAAATGGTACGTATGAGGTGGTTTTATACAACGCAAATGAAGATGCGACAAAAAACGGAGCGGAGTTCATTAATATTGATTTAATTATTCGTAATGATGTAAATCAAAAATTCCAGAATGCGCATATTTTTCACCGAGTATGGAAAGCAAAAGCAACAAATGAATATAGTCAAACGGCATTAAATACAATCGCTAAAGCAATCCAATTACCTAACGGCAAAGATTATAATACATTGGATGAATTATTAAAAGACCTGTTAACTAAGACATGCCAAGTTACTGTGAAAAATGAAGAGTCTGAGTATAATGGTCAAATTTATAAAAATTTAAATGTGAAAGCGTGGGCTGAAAGTAAAATTACTGGACCATTACAACATGTATTTAAAAAGAAAGATGCTGAACCTATGCCAGAAATAAACGAGAGTAATCTACCGTTCTAAGCAATGAGAGGAGCGCACAAACGTGTATGAACAAATTCCGGACGAATTAAAAAAATTAAAACAATGGTGCGCTTTTCAACTTGTTTGGGATGAAGAGCGTGGCAAAAACAAAAAAATACCGATGAACGCAAACAACGGTTCATACGGTAATAGTGTAGACGAGCGGACATGGGCAGATTTTGAAACTGCCCTTGATTCCCTTGAAAAATATCGTTTTGATGGGTTAGGTTTTTACTTTAAGAAACCATATTTTGGTGTGGATATTGATGATATAAAGGATGAAATTGAAGATTACCTTTATGGTAATACAGAAAATATTGCTGGTGAATTTATTCAAACACTGTCTAGTTACACAGAATACAGTGTGAGCGGGACAGGAATTCATATTATTGCAAAAGGCAGTTTCCCGGAAGGTGGTCGGCGTAAAGGAAACATTGAAATGTACCCGGACGGTCGATTTTTCGTTATGACAGGTCAAGTAATTGATAACTACAGACAAGTCAATGAAGCGACATCCGCTATTCAATATTTGCATACGAAATACATCGGAACAAATGAAGTAAGACAAATAAATAATTTACAATCTACAGTTGATTTGCCTGTAAGCGATATTATTCAACGTGCTGAACGAAGCAAACAAGGCGCACAATTTAAAACGCTTTACGATGGATTATGGGATGGACTATATCCCTCGCAATCCGAAGCAGACTTAGCTTTTGCAAATATGCTGGCATTTTGGACAGGATGTAATGCAGAAAAAATGGACGAAATTTTCCGTTCAAGTGGTTTGTATCGAACAAAATGGGACCAAAAACGCGGTGCGCAACTTTACGGTGAAATGGTTATTAATAAAGCTATAACTAATACCTCTGAAATTTACCAACCTGGCAGTGAACTAGAAGGATATTCTATTTCTATCAAAAATCAGAATAATACAGCACGTAAAGTATATGGGCTGGATGATACTGGTAATGCAGAACGTTTTCGTGATAAATTTCATGATATTGTCCGTTTTTCATACATTAACAAAGGGTTTTATTACTACGATTCAAAAGTGTGGAAATACGATAATATAGGGGCTGTAAAAACACTTGTCGATGATGTAATTAAAGATATGAAAAGCGAATTTGCTTACATGGATAATGAATCAGATGCAGAAAAAGCGTTCATGAAGCACTTAAAAGCAACTAGAAGCAATAAAGGAAAAACGAACATGTTGAAAGAAGCGCAACATTTAATGCCAGTTTTGCCCGAAGAATTCGATCGCTACAAATATTTTTTGAACACACAAAATGGATATATCAATTTGCAAAATGGTGAGCTTATCAATCATGATAGGCAAAAAATGTTTACAAAAATCAGCAACATCGAATATACAGATAAAATTGACGCACCGCTTTGGCAAGCGTTTTTAAATGATATTTTTGCAGGCGATAAAGAGTTAATCAATTATATGCAAAAAGCAGTCGGTTATTCTCTCTCTGGATCTACATCGGAGCAAGTAATGTTTATCCTTTTCGGAAATGGACGTAATGGGAAGTCTGTTTTTCTCGACATTATCAATGACATTTTCGGTTCTTATGCAACCAATATACAGCCGCAAACAATCATGGTCAAACAGCAATCCAGTAATGCAAATAGTGATATTGCCCGATTACATGGAGCCAGGTTTGTTACAACCACTGAACCAAACGAGGGTGTGCGTTTAGACGAAGGACTAGTTAAACAGCTCACAGGTGGCGACAAGGTCACTGCACGTCATCTATATAAAGATGAATTTGAATTCACGCCAGAATTCAAAATCTGGATGGCAACCAACCACAAACCAATTATTCGAGGGAGAGATGATGGAATTTGGCGTCGATTACATTTAGTACCTTTCACAGTAAAAATTCCTGACGAAAAAGTAGATAAACAGCTAAAATATAAACTCCGCAGTGAATTAACTGGGATATTGAACTGGGCTGTAGAAGGCTTCCTTAAATGGCAAAAGGAAGGCTTGGGGATGCCGAAAGCAGTTGAAAATGCTAGCTCTGAATATAAATCAGAAATGGATGTTATTACTGCATTTATTGAGGATTGTTGTGATGTGAGAGAAGGCGAAAAGGTAAATGCCAAAAAAATGTATGAAACATATCATGAGTGGGCGAAAGAAAACGGTCAATATTTAATGAGTAGTACGAAATTTGGGAAAGAAATTGGAATGAAGTTTACTAAGAAAAAAACTAAAACCGCAAATGTATACGAGGGCATTACTTTAAATGACGATTATTATAATTTGAACTTAAATTTTTAAAAAAGGTGGAGGGTTTGTTTCAACTATCCACCCTCCTTTAGCCTTAGAGGCGCAATGGTTTTGGCTACTTAATTTCTTAGGAGGTGGATAGTTTGGGTGTTTTTCCATAAACCTTCTACTTTTTTCCTCCTAGTAATACTTTTCCTATTTTACTACCAACTATCCACCTTTTAAAAAAGAAGTAGTTATAAAGGTAGTGATACCAATGGATTTCAGAGGTGGAGGGTTTGTTTCAACTATCCACCAACTATCCACCTTTTTCACCAATTTGACCAAAGGAGTGATCAAATGACGGCAGAAATAGATATACAGAATTCTATACGTTTAGAACTTTCCCGCCATGGGCATTATGTTTTCAGAGCCAACGTGGGCAAAGTTAGAATGCCAAACGGACGAATATTTGATACAGGATTACCGAAAGGCTTTCCAGATTTATTCGGATTTCGCGGAACAGATGGAAAAATGTTTTTTATTGAAGTGAAAAATGAGATAGGGAAATTACGACAAGAACAGAAAAACTTTCAACAAGCGATGGAAATAACACCAGCTATTTGTGGAGTTGCTAGGAGTGCAGAGGAAGCTTTGAAAATAGTGGAGGGATAACAATGTTTAACTGGTTTCGGAAATTTATAAACAAATGGAAATTTAATCAAGGGATGTACATTGAAACTATGAGTCTTGATGCGACAATCCCATTAAATAAGGAGGATAAACAAATGAAAATATATCACACAGAAACACAAGAAGATTTTGATGCTTTATTGGAAGAATTGAAAAATGAAGGGTATAGCTGGTTTTTCGGAGAGGTTATTCCGTCATATGACTCGGAACTTTGGGAACGGTATAAGCAAGATACTGTTGTGCATATAGAGGAAGAAGGAGTAAGTTGGGGGAGTCTTTCTTATGCTAAATATTTACACCCCAACACACCAATTGAAAAATACAAAGTGAAACAAGACGAAGTTGCAAAGTGGTTCGGTGGCGCTACAAATGCCATGAAAGCATTTTCATCCAATGGAGTATCTATGAAAAACGAAAATAACGACAAAGTAAATAATCCTGCACATTACACAGCAGGCGGTATTGAAACGCTTGACTACATTAAAGCTAAAGTAAATGATTATCCGTCATATGCTGTAGGAAACATACTTAAATATGTCTCAAGATACGAGCACAAGAATGGCATTGAGGATTTAAAAAAAGCGCAATTTTATTTAAATAATTTGATTGAATGGATGGAGAGTGATTGAATGTTTAAAACATTAAGTTCATTTTATTTTTCTATGATTTTCATTACCGTGTTATTGCGTGCTTTTGGCTTTTTTAGTCTCGCAGAAGCAGAGTTTAATTTACTATTAATCATTTCTCTTATCATGGTTGAGAATATGAATGAGAGTTGTAAATGACAAGTGACTCTTCGCCTTTACAAGTATTGCTAAAATATAAAAAAATGGGGCTGGTTGACAATGGAGGAATATGTAAATATCAGTTTAGATAAATATGAAATGTTAAAAATGTTTGAAAATGATAGATACGAAAGAGATGCTAAAGAATTTCTAAAACAGTTTATTAACTTTACAACGATATTTGGAAATCAAAATGAAGAGTATTACACGGCGCATGTCAACAAGGAAGAACTGAAAAAACTAATTGAACAAATACTAGGCAAAACGTGTGAGATAGAATTTTATTAGGAGAGTGATTAAATGTCAAAACGATTACGTAAAGCACAATATAAATTGATTGAAGATGAATTAAAATTTTATCATTCTACTAAAAAAGAATTGATGGAAAAGGAAGTTAATGTAACACTGGGCGCTTGGCATAGAGAATACATTGACGAGAACCAAGGTGGTGGCAGTGCAGGGAATATTAGTAATGAAGTGGAAGATCGTGTGATGTTACTGCAAATGGATAAAGAGATAAGTAGATTAAAGAATATTATAAATGCAATTGAGTCTGTGCTTAATAGATTGAACGACGAGGATAAACAATTGATTCAGTTTAGATACTGGGACAGAAGCAAACCGACGTGGGTATGGATTGCTAGTAAGTTGAATATGGACGAGAGTACAGCTAGAAGAAGAAATAAAACAATCATTCTTTCAATAGCTGAAAGGTTGGGATATTAAAATATATTGCCCGTTTTATGCCCGTTTTGAACAATAAAATAAGTTTATTATAGTATTATAGGCAGGGCCTATTAAAAATGAAAGTCGAGGGGACTATATGAATTTAGTTAGGTGTTGGGAATGCGAGCAATATATTTCGCAGGAAGCTTCCGTACATTTCAGAGATTTGTCTGGCGGTAGAAACTTATGCGTTGAATGCCAACATAAGTATCGAAAAAAAATAGAAGAAAAGAAAAAAGAATATATTGCGCACAAAATCGAAGCAACACTTGAAAGAGCAATACATCTTATAGAAATGCAAGAATGCTGTAGTATGAAAATGGATGAATACCTTGACCCATATAATACAGTAGCCCAATTTTATAGAAATGACAGTAGCAAGTTTGATTCTGCCCATGAAGTAATGGCTTGTATCGAATTGTTAAGAAGTCAGATTAAAGTAAAAACACAACAAAGAATAGGGCGCAAACGAGTAGATTTTATTTTGCCAGACATGAAGGTTGTATTAGAGATTGATGGAGGGCACCATCGTTTTAGGATTGGTAAAGATTCAGAACGAGATGTGTTTATCCTTAATACTTTGAATAAATCTGAACACGGTTGGGAAATTATTAGAATACCAACTAGATTTATTGAACAAAATATTAGACGTCTTGTTCCTTCTATTAAAGCATTATATAAAGAACGTCAAGAACTAAGAAACAAACATAATGGGTTCATTCCGTCTTATTACTCAAGAACAAATAAGATGTCTCACATATCAGCGATTAAAGGTGTTGCTTCAGATAATGAAATCGAAGCAATGGAACATGAACTGTTAGACGGAACTGAGCATCTATAATCACATGATGACATAGCAGGAGGTTGCTATGCTGCTTAGTAAACCGTTGACTTCATGCGAGGTGCAAATCCTTGCCGAGTATATTAACGACAATACCTTCCCTCAATTTAATTGCAGATACGTTCTGATGGGAAGGTTTTATAGGGTCCACCCTTGTGAAAGCCAAAGGTAAGACAACACGGCGAGTAGTGCAAGATAAAAACCTATCGCTGACGAGTGATACCGTAGAAGTTTAAGTGGTTTCATAACTACGGATACATAGAACAATGAAGTCCAGCACATTAGTGTTGGGCTTTTATATAGGAGCGAACTAGCGAATGTCTTATAAAGCAACAGATCCATTCTACTTAACATCAAAGTGGAAACGAAAACGGAAGAAGATACTGCGACGAGATGAATACCTTTGTCAGGAGTCGAGGCGTTTCGGACGAACAGAATCAGCTGAGATGGTCCATCACATCTTTACGAAAGAAGAATATCCTGAATTAGCATTTGAGGACTGGAATTTAATTTCTTTATCAAATCGTTCACATAATTCAATGCATAAGAGAGGAACTCACGAACTGACAGCGAAAGGCTTGATATGGCAAGAAAAACGAAAAAAGGAATTCGAGTCATTTTATTCATCCCCCCCGTCAAACGTTTCAGAAAAAAGCTCTGGGGATACCGAGGGTGGGGACTTTTTCCAATAGCGCAATGATGAGAAAACTTTTTTAGGAAGGAGGAACTTCAATGGCAAAAAAGAGTAAAGTTGAAAGCATAGAAAAATACAAACCTCTCTCTGTAAAGGAAAGAGTGATTAAAGATATGAAAGGTTTAGGAGTTTATAAAACGGAATATGATAACATCATTACTATTTACTGTGATTTATTAACTCAGTATGACGACGCGCAAAAGAAATTTATTGACTCTGATTATCAATATGAAACTTCAACCGCAGCGGGCGGAACAAAAAAATCTGCTATTGTTGCAACTCTGGAAAATCTAAGAAAAGACATCATTGCTTATTCTGACCGATTGTGTTTAAACCCGCGAGCAATCGAAAACATCACGACTGAAAATAAAAAGCAATCTAGTTTAGCAGATATATTGAGTGAAATGCGATGACTGCAAAAGATTTTTTTAATTACGATAGTGTGATGAATTATGTAAATGAAGTTGTGAAAGGCAAAAAAATAGCGGGGAAAGAAATACAACAAGCGGCGAAAAGATTTAAAAGAGATTTGAAGAATAAAGAATATGAGTTCAATCCTAAAGACGCAGAATTTGTTATCGGTATTATCGAAAGAACTTTTGTTCATGATCAAGGGGAAAGAATTGACGGAACCCCGCTTCGAGGGACACCGTTTATTTTAGAACCGTGGCAAAAATTTATTATTTACTCCTTATTGGGATTTTATATAAAGGGTACAATCATTAGACGTTTCAAAGAAGCGTTTATTTTTTTACCTCGAAAAAATGGTAAGACTAGATTTGTTGCAGCATTATCGTGGGCGTTAGCACTTTTAGAAAGAAAGTCAGGGTCAAAAATTTATATCGTTGGCGCGGCTCTTGAACAATCTTTACAAAGCTTTAATTTTATTAACTTCAATATTAAAGAAATGGGAGAAGAGGATTCATTTCGTGTTTTAGATAATAATCAAGAACATAGCATTTCTGGTGATTTCGGAGATGGCTCTTTATACATCAAAGCTTTAGCTGCTAATCCAGACCGCCAAGACTCCCTTAATTGTAATGTAGGAATTGCAGATGAATTACATGCGTATAAAACGCCTAAACAATACAACATCATTAAAGAAGCAATGAAAGCATATACAAATAAATTGATGATTGGTATCACTACGGCTGGTGATAATATGAGTTCTTTTTGTTATCAACGTTTACAGTATTGCAAAAAGATTTTAGACGACACTGTGAAAGATGAGGCTTATTTTGTTTTTATAGCAAAAGCGGATGAAGACGAAAAAGGCGAAGTGGATTATACAGACCCAAAACAACACGAAAAAGCAAATCCAAATTACGGAATCACTATTAGACCTGCTGATATGACGAATGACAGTTTGCAAGCGCAAAACGATCCACAACAGAGAAAAGATTTTTTATCTAAATCTTTAAATATATATACTAGCGCAATGAAAGCGTATTTTAATATTGATGAATTTAAAGCATCTGATTCAAAATATAACTGGACCTTAGAAGAATTAGCAAAACTACCGATTAAATGGTACGGCGGTGCCGACTTGGCAAAACTTCACGATTTAACAGCGGCGGCACTTTATGGAAGATATGTAATGGATGATGGTACAGAGGTAGACATCGTTATCACACATGCCTTCTTTCCAATTGTGATGGCAAATAAAAAAGCGGATGAAGATAATATTCCGCTTTTCGGTTGGAAAGATGATGGAGTATTGACAATGACGAACACCCCGACTACCAATTTTGCAGTGATAGTCAACTGGTTTAAAGAAATGAAAAATAAAGGTTTCGACATTAAACTAGTAGGCTTTGACAAAAAGTTTGGTCGTGAATTCTTTTATCTGATGAAAAAGAGTGGCATAAAAATAGTAGATCAACCGCAATATTTTTATAAAAAATCGGAAGGGTTTAGACGTATTGAGACGAAAGCAAAAGATGGGCATTTCTATTATTGTCATAATCAATCATTTGAATATTGTGTTCAAAACGTCCGCGCTATTGAAAAAACGGATGACATGATTCAATACGAAAAAGTGGATGGTGACGGCGGCTCACAACGTATTGATTTGTTTGACGCCGCAGTTTTTGGAGCGGTACAAATGTTAGAAGATATACAAATGAGTGCAGTAGCAAGCAAATGGCTAAATTCGAATTGAGGGAGGTGAACAAATGAATTGGAGAATTAAAGTTCCGTGGAAAAAGAAAAGGTCTCAAGATTTTGGCTTTGTTTGGAATGGAGAGTCTTATAATTTTGCATTGAATAGCGGATATACTAAGCTTTCCGATAATGCAGAGGTGAAAATTGCCGTCGATAAAATAGCAGACTTAGTCTCGAATATGACAGTGCATTTGATGGAAAATACAGAAAAGGGAGATATTAGAATTAGAGACGAATTGTCTCGAAAGATTGATATTAATCCGTACTCCCTGATGACTCGAAAGACATGGATTTATAATATCGTATCTAATTTATTACTTTACGGTGATGGAAATGCGATTGTTTTACCGGAGATAAAAAACGGACTGATTAGTGAATTAAAACCGCTTGACCCATCTTTAGTTGACTTCGATGTAAGAGATGATTCGTACAAGATTCATTATAAAAACAAAACATACAATCCCGACGAAGTGGTCCATTTCGCTATTAATCCAGACTCGGAATATCCGTTTATCGGAACAGGTTACAGGGTAGCTTTAAAATCACTTGTGGATAATTTAAATCAGGCAACAGCAACGAAGAAGGCATTTATGAGCAGTAAATTTATGCCGAACTTAATTGTAAAAGTAGATGCAAATGCAGCAGAATTGTCATCAGAAAAAGGCAAAAACAAAATTGAAGATATGTATTTGCAGCGAACGGAAGAAGGAAAACCTTGGATAATTCCGGCGGATTTAATAGAAATAGAACAAGTTAAACCTTTAAGTTTAAATGACATTGCTATTAATGAAGCAGTAAATATTGATAAGAAAACGGTGGCGGGACTCTTAGGAGTACCTGCTTTTTTTGTTGGTGTAGGAGAGTTTGACAAAAACGAGTTTAATAATTTTATTAATACACGAATCATGTCAATCGCAATGATTATCTCGCAAACGTTGACTAGAGATTTATTAATCAGTCCAACACGATTTTTCAAACTAAATCCTCGAAGTTTGTATTCATATGACATTACGGAATTAGTCGCAGCAGGTGGGCAAATGGTGGATAGAATCGCAATGGATAGAAACGAACTTCGCGATTGGATTGGCATGGCACCACGTGAGGATATGGAGGAATTACTTGCATTAGAAAACTTTATTCCTTCTGAAAAGCTAGGAAGTCAAAACAAGCTTAAAGGAGGTGATGATGAATGACTAATAGAAATGGAGAACGTCAAATAGTCAATAGACGAGCAGAACTTAATACAAATGAAACAGATGAAAGCGAAAAAGTCATTGAAGGCTATTTCGCTGTTTTTAATTCTGAAACAGAATTATTCCCCGGCGCATTTGAAGAAATATTACCCGGTGCATTTGATAATACGTTAGAAAATGATGTCAGAGCTTTAATTAACCATGATACGGCACTTGTGCTGGGACGAAATGTATCTAAGACTCTCTCTCTTCGTGTAGATGATAAAGGACTTTGGGGTCAGATAAAAATTAACCCTTTGGACTCCGATGCAATTAATCTATACGAACGAGTAAAAAGAGGCGATGTGAGCCAGTGTAGTTTTGGTTTCAACATCATAAAAGAACAAGAAGAATGGCGAGACGATGGTTCAGTCAAATGGTCGTTAGAAGAAGTAGAACTACATGAAGTTTCTGTTTGTACATTTCCGGCTTATTCGGATACAGGTGTTGAAGCAAGACAAAATGATGTCAAAAGGCATGAGAAAAGAAAACTGGAAGCAAAAAAAAATCAATTAAAGGAGAGATTGAAATTATGGCATTAAAACAATTAATGATTCAAAAAAAATTAGATTCAAAACGCGGTGAATTAGAGGAATTAGAAACTCGTTCTAAATCTTTTAAAGAACAAGAAGGCGTATTAACTCGCGCACTTGAAGAAGCAAAAACAGAAGAAGAAGTTGAGACAGTTGAAAAAAGTGTCGATGAATTAGAAACCGAAAAAGAAAAATTAGAAAAAGAGCGTGACGAATTAACAGCAAAAATTGAAGAGTTAGAAAAAGAACTTGAAGAAGCAAATGACAAACCTAACGCTTCTAAAGACGAAGAAAAAGGAGAGGGCGAAGAACGCATGGGAAAATATAAAGATAAAGAAGTACGTAGTGCAGTAAATACATTTATTCGAACAAAGGGTCAAACAAGAGCTGGATTAGTATCTACTGATGCAGGGGTTATCATTCCAGAAGAAATTATTTATTCACCTGAAAAAGAAGTTAAGACTGTCACTAATTTAGCTGAATTAGTATCTAAAACAAAAGTTAGCACCGCTTCCGGTAAATATCCGATTTTAAAACGTGCTACTGCTCGATTAAATTCTGTACCTGAATTAGAAGCCAATCCTCAATTAGCAAAACCTGAATTTGAGCAAATTAATTGGGAAGTTGTAACTTATCGTGGTGCTATTCCGATTTCTCAAGAATCAATTGACGACGCAGCAGTTGACTTGGTTAGTATCGTATCTGAAAACGCACAAGAACAAAAAATCAATACAACAAATTATGCTATTTCAGAAGTATTAAAAACATTCACCGCTAAAGCTGTAACAGATACAGATGATATTAAACAAATTTTAAATGTGACATTAGACCCTGCGTATGAACGTAATGCGGTCGTATCTCAAAGCTTCTTGCAATGGGTCGATACTTTGAAAGACTCTGACGGTCAATATATTTTACATCGTGATATTACTTCGCCGTCTGGAACTTCTTTGTTCGGAATCAAATTAGAGGTTGTTAATGACGAACTTCTAGGACTAGCAGGAGAAGCACATGCATTCTTAGGCGATTTAAAACGTGCTGTTCTATTTGCGGATCGTGTAGACATTACCGCGCGTTGGGTAGATAACGAAATTTACGGTCAATATCTACAAGTTGGCACTCGCTTTGATGTAAAACAAGCAGATTCCAATGCTGGGTACTTCTTAACATTTACACAAGGAGCGTGAGAATATGAGTAAATATGTTGTGCTAAAAAGTTTCTCTGATTTAGAAGATGAAAAACATATTTATCGTAAAGGGGACAAATACCCTTTTCGTGGGAAACCAAAAAAACCTCGTATAGATAAATTAATGTCATCTGATAATAAACTAGGTGAACCACTTATTACAGAGTTAGAAAGTGATAAGTGATGGATACCGATACAATTTTAGAACTTGTAAAAGCAAGAGAAGGTATTTCTAGCAATGTTAGAGATACCTATTTACTTGCGATAATCGACGGAGTAATTCAAGAGTTAGAAAATGAAAAAAGCATTGTTTTAAATGTTGATGATGCGAATCATTTAATGTTTGTAGTTGATTATACGTCTTGGAGATACAACAATCGTGACTCTGAAAACATGCCTCGTCATTTACAGTATCGTTTGCATAATCTTATTATTCAATATCGAGAGGTGTATGTGAATGAATTGGAATGATGAAGTAACTTTAGTATCAGAAAAACTTGTTACTGATGAGATAGGAAATCAAATACCACAGTCAACTGAAATTAAAATACTATGTGAGAAGAAAAATGTTACACGTCAAGAGTTTTACGAGGCGAGTACTAGAGGGTTTAAACCATCCCTCGTTTTGAATATTCATGGGTATGAATATGGGAACCAAACGAAACTTGTTTTTGAAAACAAACAGTATGTAATTATTCGAACATATAGCGTTGATTCAGAAAGACTAGAACTTACTTGTGAACGTGATTTAGGAGGGCGGTGATTTGACTTGAAGATAAAAGGATTAAATAACGCTATCGCTGATGTGTTGAAAACATACACTAAAGATGTTGAACAAGAACTAGAAACGATTCAAAAAAAAGTCGCAACTAATGCTACGAAAAAACTACAACAAAGAAGCCCTGTAAAAAAAGGTAGATACGCGAGAGGATGGAAAGCTAAAAAGACTGCCACAGGATATGTTATTTACAATGCTTCCGACCCTGGTAAAACTCACCTCTTGGAAAACGGTCATGCTAAACGAGGCGGAGGAAGAGTTAAAGCTTACAAACATATTGAGCCAGTGGAACAAGAAGTAATACAAGAATATGTTAGAGAAGCGGAAAGGGCGTTGAGACGATGAACTTAAAAGATGTTTTAAGCGAAACAGGACTACCTGTCGCATACAACCACTTCACCGAAACGGACAACACACCAATTCCCGCTCTTCCATATCTGACATATAACGAGTCTGACAGTGTCAACTTGATGGCGGATAATATTGTGTTAAAAAAAATATCAAATTACACCATCGAACTGTATACAGAATATAAAACACCATCAGCAGAATTACTTTTAGAAAATGCTTTAATGGCAAACAAACTGCCTTTCAATTCCTCTCAAACAGAATGGATAGAGGAAGAAAAAATGTTTGTAAAATATTATTATGTGAGGATGATTTAAATGGAAGGACAAGAAAATAAAGTATTATTCGGACTTGAAAATGTACATTACGCAACATACAGTGAAACCGATGGGGTAATCACATACGATACTCCTAAACCATTACCGGGCGGAGTAGAAATTTCCGTAGAACCACAAGGAGATATGATTAAATTTTATGCGGACAACATTGTTTATTATCAAGCGCCAAATAACCAAGGATACGAAGGAACATTGACAATTGCAAGTATTCCCGAAGGTTTTGCAACAGATTGCTTAGGGGAAGAACTGGACACTGTGGATGGCGTACTTACCGAAAAATCGGATGCTAAACCGAAACCATTCGCTTTGTTATTTGAATTTGATGGTGATGTAAAATCAGTTCGTCAAGTTCTGTACAATTGTACTGCTAGCAGACCAACCGTTGCATCTTCTACTAAAACTGATTCTGTAGAACCTAACACGAATGAGCTTTCATTTTCAGCAGGACCACGCGCAACAGATAAAGCAGTTAAAACAAAAACAGCGGCGGGAGTACCTGATGAAATTTACAACAATTGGTATAAAGCAGTTTATGAAAAAACACCAGCGGGAGCCTAGAATTTTTCTAGGTTCTTTTTTTTAATATTTAGGAGGATGAGAAATGGAAAAAACAATAGAAGTTGATGGTAAGAAAATCCCGCTTAAAAGTACAGGGGCTACAGTACTTAGATACAAACAACAATTTGGTAAAGATTATTTTGGTGAATTATTGAAAATGACAAAAGCTATTGAACCAATGAAAAAAAATAAAAAAATGACTAATTTAGCGGATAGTGATTTATCACTTCTGGATTTTGAGATCCTTTATAATTTTATCTGGGTTCTTGCTAAAACTGCTAATCCTACTATTCCGGAACCGTTAGAATGGTTGGATGGATTTGATTCATTCCCAATTGTGGAAATCATGCCCGAAATTGAAGATCTCCTTGCTGCAAGTATTCAAACTAAAAAAAAGTAACAGACACGTCTCGAAGCGCTAGCGATGAACCGCTAACCGCTGAGTCGTTTTTTTATATTTGCAAGCAAGTTGGATTGACGATTGATGATTTAGAAATGATGACTTTAGGCTCTTGTTTGGATTACTTTGCAGAATATGAAGAAGCGCAAAATCCGAATAAAAAGAAAAAAGCTAGAAGAGCATCACAAGCAGACTTCGATGCATTTTAGGAGGTGGAAATAAATTGGCAAAAGGTAGAATACAAGGTATTACAATTGAAGTTGATGGCGATACAAAAGGGTTGAATTCAGCTTTAAAAAGTGTTAACACTCAATCCGCTAAGCTAACCAGTGAATTGAAAGATGTTGAAAAACTATTGAAATTTAACCCAGGCAATGTTGAAGCACTTGCACAAAAACAGCAACTTTTGACAAAGCAAATAGAGACAACTACTCAAAAATTAAATCAACTAAAGCAAGCAGAAAGTCAAGTAGAAGCACAGTTTAAAAGTGGTGAAATTGGTGAAGAACAATATCGAGCTTTTAGACGTGAAATCGAGTATACAGAAGGCGCTTTGAATGGTTACAAAGGACAATTAAATAACATACAAGTAGAACAAGAAAAATTAGGTCAAAACACAAAAAGAATTAATACTTTATTTGATGCAACGGGTTCCAGTGTGGATGATTTTGCGGACATTTTAGGCGGTAGACTGACTAACGCAATTCGCAATGGTACAGCCACGTCTGACCAATTAGAAGAAGCAATAAATAAAATCGGTCGAGCGGCATTAGGAACTGATGTTGATGTTGGTAAGATGAAAAATGCGTTGGATACAGTAGATGATGGAAAAAGTATTCAAAGTGTAGAAACAGATTTAAAAAGTTTATCGACACAAAGTAATGAAACTGGTGAAGCTCTCGAAGGTATGAGTAAGAAAATGGACACTGGAATATTGTTAGAAGGAGCCGAAGCTGTTCAAGGTGTGACTGATAAAGTCATAGAATTAGGGAAAGCTTCATTTGACAGCGCTTTGGATGCAGACGCTGCAACAGGGAAATTTAACAAAAATTTCGGTCTGGTTGGCAAGGAAGCGAAAAAAACTAAAGATACGATTGTGGACTTTTACAATACTGGTTTAGTTGATTCATATGAGGAAGCTGGCGAAGCGCTGACTCAAACGAAAAGACAATTGAATGACCTCAACTCAACAGATCTAGAAAGTGTGACAGAAAAAGCACTTGCATTTTCTAAAACATTTGATTCTGATATGAATGAAACGTTGCGCGGCGCTAATGCTTTGATGGAAACCTACGGGCTGTCCGCTGAACAATCATTTGATTTAATGACTGTAGGAGCGCAAAACGGACTCAATAAAACGGACGAATTGGGGGACAATCTAGCAGAATATTCCGGGCAGTTCAAGCAAAACGGCTATAGCGCACAAGGGATGTTCGAAACTTTAGAGGCTGGCTTGGATTCAGGCGCTTATAATTTAGACAAGGTTAATGATTTAGTAAAAGAATTTGGGATTCGTGTGTCAGATGACTCGATAGAAAAAGCTGTCGAAGGTCTGGGCGGAAAGTGGAAAACCATGTATGCGGACATGAAAAAGGATGGCTACGATAACAATGAAATTTTCGCTAATTTGGCTACTGAAATAAATAAAGTTGGAGATGAACAAGAAAGGGCATCTATTGTATCAGCAATATTTGGGTCTCTCGGAGAAGACAATACTGTAAAAGTTTTAACTGCGATGGGCGATTTAAATGGTGAGCTAGGTGCAGTACAAGGGAAATATGATGATGTAAAAGGCGCATCAGAAAAATTGACAGAGACAAATAGCAAACAAGACTTAACTAAAATGTGGCATGAATTACAAACGGCACTCGCGCCAATAGGAGAATATTTATTGGAACTAGCTAATACAATAGTCCCGAAAGTTGTAAGTGTAATTAAAGATTTAAAAAAATGGTTTGATGAATTAAGCCCGTTTTCGAAGAAAGTCATGGAATTTGTAGGAATAATGACAGGGGTGTTTACAGTTATTATGTCAATTGTATCTGCATTGGCTCCAGTAATTGCTGCGTTTGTAATATTAGGAAGCGTTGTGGGTACTGTGATTGCCGTCATTGCTGCAATAGCCGCAGCAATAGCCGCCGTCATTCTAATTATAAAAAACTGGGGCGCTATTGTCGATTGGTTGAAAGGCGTTTGGGAAACGATAGCAGACTTTTTCAGTGATTTATGGGAAAATGTTAAGCAAATTTTTTCAGATGCATGGGAAGGAATCAAGCAATGGCTCATGGATCTTTTCATTGCGTGGGCTAAATGGAACTATGATATTTGGAACGGTATTGTTGAGTTTTTCGCAAATATTTGGAATGGATTAAAAGAAAAATGGATGGAGTTTTGGGACCCGATTATTGAATGGTTCAAAGAAAAATGGGAACTAATAAAAACAACTGCTTCGGAAGTTTGGCAGTCTATTGTGGATACTATTGTCGCTGTTTGGGACGGGTTAATGACTTTCTTAGACCCGATAATCAGCTTAATTACTACTCTAATTGAAGCGGCGTGGTTGGCAATTGTTGCGGTGACTCAAGTGGCTTGGGGAGCGTTCGAAACGTTTATAATTGACCCTTTAAAAAACGTGTGGAAATGGGTTCAGGATATATTTAAAAAAATAGTGAATTGGATAAAAGAAAAATGGGAACAAGTAAAACTCATTACAAAAGTTGCTTGGTTGCTATTTAAGGAATATATGATTGATCCTGTCATTGCAGCTTATAACTACGTTAGGCAAAAATTTACTGATTTAGCAAATTGGATAAAAGAAAAATGGGAGTTTGCTAAAGCTATTACAAAAGCTGCATGGGCAGCGTTGAAACAAAGAATGATTGACCCTATCGTCGAAGCGTACAATAAAGTAAGAGAGAAAATCAGTAATCTGGTTTCTTCTATTAAAGAAAAATTTGATGACGCAAAAAGGGCAGTTAAAGAAAAATTTGATTCAATAAAAAAATCAATCATTGATCCGATTGAAAAAGCAAAAGACAGTGTGAAAAGAATTGTTGATAAAATTAAAGGATTTTTCAAAAACCTGATTTTAAAAATTCCTAAACCATCAATGCCCGACTTACCACATTTCAGTTTAAAAACAAGCACAAAAAAGGTCTTCGGTAAGGAGATAAAATTCCCGTCAGGCATAGATGTAGATTGGTACGCAAAAGGTGGAATTTTAACAAAACCTACCATGTTTGGCATGAATGGAAGTTCTGCCATGGTCGGCGGAGAAGCTGGAAAAGAAGCTGTGTTGCCGTTAAACGCAAAAAATTTAGGCACGATAGGGAAAATGATTGCTGACACAATGCCGCAAAGTGGTGGAGACACATACGATTTGACTATCAATGTGAATGGCAATGTGGACAAGTCAATGATTAATTTAATGAAGAAAGAAATGCAAAAAATTCTTGTTGAACAAACAAGACGGAAAGATAGTAGCATGGGCGGTGTGACAATATGAGAGATGGAGAATTTATTTTTAACGGTATAAATTTTTATGAAAATAATGTATACATTCAAGAACGACCGGAAATTCCGCGAGCTGAAAGAAATGAAACACTTGTAGAAATTCCGGGAAGATTCCTCCCATTGACGAATTGGGACGGGACTTACTCACCTGTCGAATTTACATTATCATTATTCTTGAAAGCGCAAAATACAGAAACTGCTATTGATGAGTATTATCAAATCACTTCTAAACTGCAAGACTCAGTGAACCATCTAGCGAAATTCTATTTCGATGAAAACTATTATTATTCTGTAAAATTCACAGAAATAACTTTATCCTATCAAACAAGTTATATCGAAGGTGTACCTTTCACAGCAAAAGTCACTTGCTCGCCTCTAAAAAATGATTTGTCAGGTATCTATCCTACTATAATTGAAAACGGCGCTAAAATTTATAAAATGAATTCTTTCATTTCTCAACCGCTCATTGAATTTTCAGGTTCGGGAGATATTACTATCAATGTGAACGGAAATGAATTTATATTTAAAAACTTACTTCAAGGAAATTACGGAATAGATAGTGAAGTGAGAGAAGTATATCAATTGATAGATAATGCTTATGTGTCAATAAACAATAAATATTATAGTAAAAATGCGTTTCCGTTTTTTGATTTAGAAGAAAATACAATTTCTTGGAGCGGAAATGTTTCGAAAGTGCAGGTGACGACAAGATGGTCGAGCGTAATTTAAATATACCGCTTTTATATGAAGCAGATGAAACAGAGTTCCTGCATAGCGGGATTTGTTCGTTATCGGAAACTGTGCGTTGTGAAGTTCATGAAGTTATGAATGCGGAGTTTGAACTTGAATTAGAGTATCCTGTCAACGGTTCCCATGCACACGATTTGATAAACGGACGTTATATTTCTGCATTCGTTGATTCGCAGAGAGGTTATAATCCTTTTGAAATAGACACTGTAGAAAAGAATTTGTTTGCTGATACATTCATCATCAAAGCATCACATCAGACAAATAAATTAAGAAAAAAAATGATTAAAGAATTTAAAGTAGATAAAGTTTCATGTGGAACTGCAATGAATAGATTGAAAGACTCGTTACTTGAACCTACAAACATTGAATTTTATTCAGATATTTCTACATTGAATAGTACGTTTCTACGTTTTAAGAATGCATTATCGTGCATAGGTGGAGTGGAAGGCTCTATTTTGGATACATGGCGCGGTGAAATTGAAAGAACAACAAACAAGATTTCAATGTTGAAAAAACGAGGGACGGACAGCGGTGTTGTGATTGCATATAGAAAGAATATGACAGGATTAAACATAAATACTGATACGCTTGATATGGTAAATGCAATCATGCCTTACGCGATTAAAACAGTGAACGACTCAGATACAGTTATTTCTTTGTCAGAGAGTTATATCTACTCTCCGGATTACAAAACGGGCGATGAGATAAACGCTGTTGAAATTGATTATTCTTCTGATGAAAACGTAGTTGATGAAATCACACTTCGCAATGCATCTAAAAATTATTTTTCTAGTAATACTATTAATGAGCCTAAGTTAGATTTAGAAATAAGCTTTCAAGATTTAGGACAAACAGAAGAGTATAAAATGTTTCAAAATATGAATAGAATATTTATCGGTGATACGCTTTCTGTATTTCATTCTGAATTGAACATCGAAGCAACTGCACGTATGGTAGAGTTCACGATGGACAGTTTGAGAGGTGAATATGTTAATTGTACCGTCGGGAGTATCAAGAGTGATTTAAAATCAACGATGACTGCAGGAATGGCTACAAAAGATGAAATAGAAGCTGGCGACAATCGAATGCAAGAATATGTAGATGATTTGACAAAGCAAATAACGGGAAATCAAGGCGGAAACTTGATCATTCGTCCTCCTGAAAAACCAGCGGAACTGTTAATTATGGATACTGATAATATTAGTACAGCAGTCAATTTGTGGAGATTTAATCAAATGGGGCTGGGTCATTCAAAAACAGGATACAATGGTGAATACACTATTGGTCTCACACAAGATGGTAAGATAGTAGCTGATTTGATAGCGGCAGGGACTTTAAGAGCTATTGACATTGAAGGCGTGACAATTACAGGTTCAGCTGGTTATTTTGATGTTTTATATTCGAGTTTTTTACCCAGTAAACCATCACCGCAATACCGAGAAGAGCTGCAGATGGGCGGTGGAACAGGATTTAATTTACAAGCGCAGTCTACAACAAAACCATATCCCGCAATGCAAGTAAGGCTAAATACAAATGGTGATTTAGGGCTTGCCATTGAAGCTGTGAATGAAAATACGGGTGCGATAGATGCTGATATGGTTGTCAGACTATCACCGTTCGCGGGAATTGAAACGCCTCTCATTCAAAGCGACGGTTGGTGTTGCATAGGTGCGAACCCGGATGGGAAAACAGCTTCAATCGATAGATACACGTGGGTCTCTGGCGGGGGTCCACAATTACGTTATGTGCCGCATCGAGCTAGTAATTTTGAGACTGCTAGTTCAGAAGAATATAAGAAAAATATACGTAAAGTAAAGAAAACTGCGTTTGGTAAAACAGCTAAGCAAGTTATTACTGAAACGGATGTTTATACGTATTCACATATCGCAGATAAAACTAACGAAAAGAAAATCGGTTTTATCGCGGAACAAGCTTCTGATTCATTGACCACAGCAGACGGAAAGGCAATTGATTTATATAATTCCGTTGCATGGCTTTATCAATATGCGAAAGAAAATGAAGCCGAAAAAGAAGCATTAAAAGCAGAAGTAAAAGAGTTGAAGGACTTAGTAAATAAATTAGTGAATGAGGTGAATAAATGAGCAACTTACGAAAAATAAATGCGACTTTGGACTTGAATAGAAAAAGCTGGAGTATTGAGCGAATTGAGGCAATACAAGGCGATATTAATTCATTAACAATTGCAGCGCGAATCGTTCTCGATGGAAAAGGCATGAACTTATCCGATTATACGCCTACATTCGCGGTAGTTTTACCGGGAACAAACGATTATGTTATTGACGATTTACATTTTGATACTAGCAGATTGAGCGAAGGATATTTCGAGTATACTTTCGTAAAAGAAGCGTTTTCCGTTCCGGGCGTATATGATACAGCCCGTTTTATTTTACAAAAAGCGGATAAAACGGAACTAAGCGGAATGCCTCGCTTCACATATTACGTAGAGAAAGACCCGCTTCAAGGTAAAGTTATTGCTGAGAGTTATATAAGTGATTTCGAGCGATTAGAAAGTTTGATTGCTGATGTTGAAACAGAAATTACAGGTTTGCACGATGAGGTGACAAGTGAGAGTGTGCGGCTAGATAATGAAATAGCTGGACTTGACGCAAAAATTGACACAGAAACGAGTAAACTACAGACAGAAGCGAATAATCTACAAACGCAATTTGATAGCTTTAATCCGTCACAATTTGCACAAAAAACAGACGTAAATGTGCATGTAAATAATGCGGATATTCATGTCACCGCAGCAGATAAAACTAACTGGAATTCAAAAGAAACAGCATCTAGCGCACAGGCTAAAGCAGATAAAGCACTTGCTGATGCAAAAACTTTTTTCGAACTAGCTAGTGCGGTGCAAAGCGTTACTTTGACGCCAAAAAACGGATTTGTTGCAAGTCAGCCTTTAGTCGCTCGATACATTAAGTTTGGCAACCGGTTTCTAGTTATTGTTAGCGGAATTGTAGGAAAAGGGACCGGGAACGGGACAGGTATATGTGCAACATTGCCAACTTTTTTAGCTCCTGATGCGAGCTGGAATAAACTTTATTCCGCTGCACAGCAGAGTACAGCAGCAAGTAATCAAGCGAATATATATCTAAGTGTGAGTGCTGATATAAATATTGTTGGTGTTGGCTCGGTAGACGTGAACACTGGACTTGACGGCATAATTTATTTAACTAAAGAGGTGACAACATGAGCGAGTTAATAAAAGTTTTTAAATATGATGCAGACGGTATTTTTGAACGTGACGACTTAATTGTTTTGGAAAAAGGGGAAAAGGTTCCAGATGGTTATACATTAATTGCGCCGCCAGTTCCTTCTGTAAATCCAGTTTTTAATGTAAAGACCCAAAAATGGAGCGCTGGTGAAGACGCAAGTGTTATGGACCCTCCTCCACTATCAGAAATAGAAAAATTAACGCAAGATTATGCTGACTTAATGCTGTATGTAGCAGAAGTCGAGCAGAAGACGGAACAAACGCAACAAGATAATGCAAACTTACTATTATCTTTGGCGGAAGCAGGTGTTTTGTAGATGATTAATTGGTATGAAAAAGTAAAAGATTATTTTGTCGGTGGCTACTATACTAAAGCAGATGTTAATAAATTCGTTACTTTAAAAAAAATAACGAGATCACAAGCAGATGAAATAATCGCTATGAAAGAAGCAAAAGCCGAATAGGCTTATTTTTTATGGACCGACAACGAGGGGATGATGAAAATTGGTACTTGGGAGCATATCGATAGCAGGAATGAGCGTGGGGGAGTTAATAGCTTTAATTAGCTTAATAGCGGCAATTGTGGGATTTGTAATTAGATGGGCATTAGTCGCACCTTTGCGGAATATGATAGATTCTCTTGATATAACTTTAAAAAGTCTTAGAGAAGAAATGTCTGAAAGCAAGAAAGATCGTATGAGTTTACGAGAAAAGCAAAACGACCACGATAAAGAGATTGCTTTATTGAAACGGGAAGATAAAGCGATTTGGAAATATGTTACTGAAAAAAATGAAAAGGAGGTGAAATGATGAAAATTAACTGGAAGGTACGATTGAAAAACTGGCGAACTGTTGTGGCAACTCTTATTACAGTTCTAGGCGTCGCGTGGACAGCGGGAGGCTTTACTATATCTGATTTAGATAACTGGTCCGTCTTGTGGCTTTCGTTTGTAAGGTTCCTAAATAGCCCAATGGCAATTATTACCACAATTGTAGCCGTTGTCGGTATTTTGATGGACCCAACAACTAGTAAATTCTCCGATAGTTTGAAAGTAATGAATTATTCAGAACCAAGAAAGGATGATAAATAATGTCAGTACTACAATATAATTATATCAATAAAAATCAATTTTCACGCCCAGGATATAAGTTGCTTAGAGTAAGTAAGATTGTTATGCACTATACTGCAAACCCTGGGGCAAGCGCAGATAATCACAGACGATATTTTAGAGATTTAAAAGAGCGTTACGCTTCTGCACATATTTTTATTGATGATAATGAAGCTATTTGTATTATCCCTCTAAATGAAGTTGCATACCATGCAAACGAAAGAAGTTGCAAATTAACAGCTCTTCAAGCAAGTACAAGTTACTATCGCGGCGGAAATGCGAATTTAACCTCAATTGGTATTGAAATGTGCTTAGATAAAAACGGGAATATCACTGCAGCAACATTTAATCGATCAGTTGATGTAGCTGCAGAGCTATGCAAAACATACGATTTAACGGCTAGTGACATTATCCGTCATTACGATGTAACCGGAAAAAATTGTCCTGCGCCTTGGGTTGCGAAACCTTCCGAATTAACACGTTTCAGAAACGCAGTCAATGCAAAATTGAAAGGTGCATCACAAAATAAAAACAGACATGATGGAAAAGTTGTTGACAGTGCGCCATTGCTTCCAAAAATGGACTTTAAATCGTCGCCATTCCGCATGTATAAATCGGGAACTGAGTTCTTAGTATACGAACATAATCAATATTGGTACAAGACGTACATCAACGACAAATTATACTACATGTATAAGAGCTTTTGCGATGTTGTAGCTAAAAAAGATGCGAAAGGTCGCATCAAAGTTAGAATTAAAAGCGCAAAAGATTTACGCATTCCGGTTTGGAATAATACGAAGTTGAGTTCGGGCAAAATTAAATGGTATGCACCTAATACGAAATTAGCATGGTACAACAACGGAAAAGGATACTTAGAGCTTTGGTATCCATCTGATGGCTGGTATTACACAGCTAACTATTTCTTGAAATAAAACGAAAACCCTCGCTTTGAGCGGGGGGCTTTTATTTTGAAAGCGACTAACAAAAAAATGTAATGAAACTGTAATAATCCAAGCGAATTGTATAAAAACCGCAGAAATGCAACGTTTTATTGATTATAATGCTCTATAAGGGTTATTTTTGATTACATTTGCGCATTTTAGTGTTGTATGTTACACTAAAATGAGAAAAAACGTAAATTGCTTTATAATGTATTTTGTGTTATACTAATATGTTTTGTTTTTGTTGACAAAATGAAATGCATAGGTTATAATTTAATTAATAAAACCCCGCACACCTCTTAATAATGTGGAACAGGCGGGGTCGTTTTATATAATTTGAGAGGTGTTCGTAGATGCAGAGGCAGGATAAACCGGCGACAACATACCAAATTCAAATTGAAAAGATGAAACAAAAAAATATAATAATTGAAGATGAGGCATTTGCAATTAGTTTTTTAAAAAAGGTTCAATATTATAGACTAAGTGGATACTGGTTATCATATTTTGAAGATAGAGAAAAAGATATTTTGAAACCTGGAATAACATTTGAAAAAATTTCTTCAGTTTATTTATTTGATAAAGAATTAAGAAATATTTTATTGTCTATGCTAGATACGATTGAAACGGAATTTAAATCTGTTCTTGCTTATGATTTTTCGCATAATTGCGGCCCGTTAGCTTACAAATATGCTAATAATTTTAATAAACCAGAATACTACGCAAAATGGCTTAATAAATTTTATAGTAGCATAAGTTATTCTGATACTAATAGAGAACTTTATATTGAATGGTATAAAAAAGAATATAACGGGAAATTTCCTTTTTGGATTGTAGTAGAAGTTTGCAATTTCAATGATATTTCTAAGTTTTATAGTAATTTACATATTAAAATTAAAAAGAAAATGGTTAAAATTTATGGATATGATGCAGAATATATTCAAAGTTGGTTACACACAGTTGTGTTAATACGAAATATATGCGCCCATAATGGGAGGCTCTATAATAGAACGATAACAGTATCGCCAAAATTACCTAATGGGACGGCTAAACTAAATATAAAGAGAATATTTATTGTTATATTTATATTCAAATTTTTGTGCGTTGATCAAACAGAGTGGGAAATATTTGTAAATAAAATAGAAGAATTAATACAAAAATACCAAGAGGTTATTGAACTAGAAATGATTGGTTTTCCTGAAACGTGGAAAGAAATGTTAATTGACAGAGTGGTAGTTAATTCGAATAACTAGAAATATATGGCCCTTAACCCCACCGTTAGGGCTTTTTTTATGCAAAAAAACGCCAAGCATGTGCTTAGCGTGCATCATTTATCCTTAATCATTCCCTTATGATTAATTTTTCCCTCTATAATTAATTTTTCAAGTTCCTTCAAATCTTCCAACGTAGCTTTATTCTTTATAAAAGATCGCGCAGCTGAACGGCTTTTTAAATAATTTGCATGTTCTTTGTTCTTGCTTTGCCATTCCTTATTTGCTTTCAACTGCGCGTCAGAGGTCGTTTTTTTCGTCAT